CTAGAAAAGCGAGGCTTGGGCGCGGTCTGTAGCCTTCTTTTTGGTACGTTTGATAATGCGATAGATGGCGCTGGTGGTTAGATCGTATTCGCGCGCTAGCTCACCGTGGTTTGTACCGTTGAAGCGCTCCCATATTTCGAGGTCGCGCTGAGTCAGCTTAAAAGCGTAATCTTTAGGGATTGTAACGTGCTGGCCGCCCCAGTGCTTAGCCATGTGGTCGGCCACCGCTGATCCGCATTGCTCAGCTACCTCTGGGGCTATCTTGTAGTCCTGGAGCACAACGGCGATCTGATCGGCCATATCGGCGAGCAGCTCGTGTCTAAATGCTTCCATCTGTGCGGAACTCATCTCAGGTACCCCCGTTATTCTGCTGTTTATTAACTTCGCGCTTTTGCCATTGCTTTAAATTCTCAATGACCTTGCTTGCCTGACTGCCAGTCAGCCACTGTAATGCCTCAATTTTGACCATGGAACACACAAACTTAGCTAGTGCGGCCTCTGAGCGATCGCGCACAATGCCCGCATCGGCTAGCTGCAGCCACAGATGGCGAATAAGCCGCGATTGCTCATCGTCAGCGAGCCGGCGGCTTTGTGGCTTGGCTTTAGGGCAGATTTCGAAGCCTTTGGCCTTGAGCGCGTCTAACACCAGGCTCAAGCCGCGAATGGACAGGTCAGCACTGCTAGTGCGGCCGCCCAGGGCTGGCATATTCGCCAGCATCATGCGGTAGCTTTCGTCGTCCATCCCGATCTCGCGTCGGCCAACGTGAATTAAGCGGATGAGTGTTGTGCGCTCGTTGCTTTTTTTCACGCTCAAACACCCGCGATATCAAGCGGGATTTGCTTGTAGCTATCGGTTTTACCCACCCGCTCATATATCCGTATATAGCTCTTGCTGCCCACCACCTGCAGTGCATCGCTGATAGCCTCCATGGCCTGTATCCAGCGCGGGTCGTTGATGTCATGGCGACGCAATGCTAATACCCGGTTGGTTCGTAGCTCGCCATGGCGGTCAGTTCTGAACGCATCGTTTACCAGGGCAACCAAGCCAGGGTGCGCGCCAGCGCTCCACTCCTGCAAGCACTCATCAATCAACGCTTTAGCCGCTTGCAGCCGCTCATCGAACACAACATCATCAGCGTTTGCCCGCACCACTCTGTAGCGGCCGTCAAAGCTCGTCAATGTCACGTTGCCCTTCGCGCCACCAGCCTTAACACCATATTTTTCCGCTGAAATATCCACAAACGCCTCAATATCGCCAAAGACTTCGGCCTTTACTTTTTTCAGTGTTTCGCGGGTTTCCAGAGCCTTCTCAACGGTCTCCATAACAATTTGGTCGCGTAGCACATCAATCTCTTTGATCGTGTCCTCGCGTACTAAATCGCCCCGAGCGTTTTCGCGGTAACCAGCTGGAACTTGTTGAATATTCATAACCTGCTCCTAAATAGATAAGTTGGTAACGACCACATCGGTATTAAAACCCTGCGATATCGCCGCTGATCGTTTCTCGCTTAACAGCCTACGGAACGCCTCAAGCGCCCGCAGCTTGTCTTGAATGGACTGCGCACCCACCATGCCTGGCACGCTAAACGTAGCCGCCGAGCCATGCATCGGCTCGGCGTTACGCTCTATTAAAAGCCGCACGTGGGGCGCGTGGCCCCGTGCCAATGGCAGTGCATCTTTAGGCAAATCGGTACCAAGTCGAATCAGGCCCGAGCAGGTGCTATAGGCGTGCAACTCGCTCACGGAGACCTCCCTCTCGCTCCCGGATTACCATTACTGTCGCCAGATTACGCCCATGCTCGGCATCTTCTTTAATCGCTCTAAAAGCGCTCTCACAGTTGTGCCACTCGCCGGCGGCACAAGCGGCCTGAAGCTTTGCCAGATGCAGCTGCATCATATCGACCGCCGAGCCCAAATCCGCGCCATTACAATACGCAACCATTAGTGAACCCTCCGTAACAGGTCAGGCGACACCATCACGTCGCTGGCTTTTACGGCCCAACGCACGTGCACCCGCACACCACCAATCTTGCTAACGCGCTCATACCAGCGCACCAAACCTTGGGCAGAGTTTTCAAATCCGCAGGTCTCACCACCAATGCGCTGGTTATCGTCATGTGGCCGTAGAAAAACAAACACCTCCGTATTGGTCGTATACACATTGGCCACCGGGTGGCGCTCTTTGCGCATCTCAGTCACTACCTGGTTAAGCGCGCTTAAGCGCTTAGCCAGTGGTACCGTAAACTCAGTAACATTAGCCATTACCACCCACCCCCTGAATCACTTCGTTAGTAATAACCAGGCAGCCGATATCAGCCGCCAGGTTCATTGCCGCAATTAAAAAGTTGCCCACCGCCAGAGGGAACAGGTGGGTGTTGCCGTCTCGGTCGGTCAAGCGATCGACCAGTGCGGCTATGCCCTCCTGGTTAATAATTTGGTCGATATCCCGCTTGGTCACACAGCCAATACGATGCGCAATAAATTTATCAAGGTCGCTGACCGCGATCGGCTTTAAACGCGTAACCTCGCAGCGCTGTACAACTTCACGTATGCCGGCGCTGCGCTGGTTCAGCTTGGTCATCAGCTCAGGCTGCCCAATCAAAATAATGCCCACCAAGTTTGCAAATCCGCTTTTTAGCTCCAGTATTCGCTTAAGGTGCTTTAGCGTATTGATGGGTAAATCGTGTGCCTCCTCGATGATCAGGCAGTGCTTGTAGCCGCTGCGATGGCTTTCAATCAGCGACTCATGCAATGCCTTAAAGCGCGCCTGTGGCGAGCTGGGCAGCGTTTTATGGGGCGCTACAGCGCTTAATAATGCCTCGGCTATATGGGTAGACCGGAGCGTGGTTTTCCCGCCGTGCGACTTTTCTTCCGCAGCAATCACATAGGGCTGAACAAGCACAATCGACTCGCCTTCTTTATCGATCCGATCTTCCAAATCCATGCGCAACGTAGACTTACCCGAGCCGCTTTCGCCTACCAAGGCGTGAAACCCACCGTGCTTTGCCGTGTGCATTAAATGCTCGCGAATTAGCCGAACATCGCGGCTCTGCCATACCTCGTCCGAGCTACGCAGGTCACCAAAGGGAGTGGCAACAAGCTCAAATTGTTGTCTTGCGGCTGGTGTTAGCGTTTGACGCCGTAGTAACATAAGGTCTCCCTCCTGGGATGTAGGTAGTTTTTCGTTGCTTTTATGGTCTCTAAAGATGGTGCTGCGAGGGCCTGCCTTAAGAGCCGCTGTGTTGCCGCACAGTGGCTCTGTTTCCTCGGTCGCAACCTCCCACAAGTCATCCGATTGCGGAATCTCGTGTTTCTTACACAGCTCTAATAAGCGAGTTTTAACGCGGGCCTGCTGCTCTGGCTTGGTGGGCCAAAGGTCATGGTTCAATAGCTGCGCCATCGCCCCACGGCTTAGGCCACACGTATCAGCCACATAGCGCTGCGTCACACCTGCTTTTAGAAACTGAAGTTTTATATTCAGCATATAAGTGCTCCTAGTTGATCACCCGCAGCGGCGCTGCGGTCGATTGCGGCCTGGTTAGCTGAGCCACAATTTCGTCCAGCTCTGTCTCCGGCGCGCCGTTCGGAAACCGCTGTTTAATCCATTGAAAATGCACCGCGCCTTGCCATTCATCGCCTAAGCGCTCGCGCAGCTGCTTTGCCATTTCCACATGGGTCAGGTTGCGCAGCTCAACTTTAGGGGCGGCAATGTCTAGCTCGGTACCGCGCTTGCGAATGTACTCAGGCAATGGCGTGTCGGTAATCGGCTTCATGGCATCAATGCTGCCGCTAAAGGGCACCGCCTTTTGCTTGCGTGCGGCGGCCGCTTCATCGTCCGTGGCCACGTTCATAACAATGCGTTCAACGTTTTTACGCTCGGTATCAATGCGTGTATCGGGCTTAGCCTTATAGCTTTCACCGATCATCGCGGCGTCCTCTTTAAAGCCAAACTCGTCAACTTTTTGCGCCTCGACCACCTGGATAACATTGCGGCCGTCGCCGTCGGTGTACACCACCTGGGCGCTGTCATCGTCGCGCCAGGGGTTGCGGGTAATCATTACTTTCTCGCCTATGGCTACATCTGGCACGTCGCTTACATCGTAGGTATTACCCTTAAACGATACGGTTAGATGCGTACTTACCTTGCGGCTTTCAGGTGCACTTACCGCCAGCTCACGCAGCACGCTTGCCTCGGGCGCTACACGCAATTGCTCGGCGGTAATTTTTAGCCACACGTTAAAGCGCGTGTTTTTAGTGCGGCTGTGTTTTTGTGTGGCGTTGTACCAACGCATCCATGCCCAGCCGTACTCGTTAATTTCTTCCAGGCTGGTAGGCGGGTTCTCAAAAAAGCGCATGCGGTGCTCAAAGTCGCGCTCCACGATGTTGTTCGCGTTTTCCACTTGTCCCTTAGCCCACGGCTGGCCGGGCTGATTCACCTGCATATGCACACCCAGTGCGGCGCATAAGTTTTTAAACACGGCACCGGTGTTAGCACTGCCGGGGTCAACCATTACCATCAGCGGCACGCCGTGCACCGGGTCTTGCGCGTGGCGCTTTTGCATTGCATTAATAAAGGCCTCGGCAAGGTTCTGGCCGCTTTCGGCGCCCAGTACGTAATGCACGTAAATCCAACCGCTGGTGTGGTCGGTAATCACATAGCGCCACACGCGCTCTTTCTCAATTTTTCTAATATTGGCCGGCTTGTTTTTATAAAACTCTTTTTCGCCCATCACTTGCAGCGCTTGGCCCGCCTTAGTTGGCAGGTAATACAGCACACACAACGATGGGTCGATTTGCCAAACATGGTTGGGGTGCTTGCTTGCCAATTGTGTTTTGGGCGTCGGCCGTGCCAGCTGGTCTGGGTGCAAGCCGTTTTTGGTAAGCGCTCGGCTTACCGCGCTAACACTTAGTGGGACAACTTCGCCGGTGGCTTCATCCAAACGCTCAGCCTTTACACGGCCGTCGGCGCGCAGTATTTCCAGGGCGCGCTCAAAGCTTGCCAGCCGCTTGCCCTGGCCACGCATACTGCTCATTAAATAACCACTTATAACCCGCAGCTCTTCTACCGGAATGTTGCAGCTGCCAGCATCGCTGCGGCGTTTACGGGGCTTTTGCATAGCCACCTCTTTGAGTTTGCGTTGTAACGTGGGCACGCTAATGCCCAGCTCGCCGGCTGCCCCTTGATAGACAGCCATCTTTTTGCCGTGGCCCGCTGCCTCGGCAGCGCGGGCAACGGCTTGCAGCTTTTCTATCAGTGCCGGGTTCATTTCGAGGGGTCAAACTCCAGTGGTGAATCAACCGTGCGCTCAATGCCCAGCTCAGCGCGTAGCGTTAACAGGGCGTCATCCAGCAGGTCTAACCGTTGCGTCAGGTACGGTATTTGATCGTTATCCAGGAACGGGTTGTCGTCATCTTTGGCCCCGTGGTGAAACACCTCGGTAAACGCGTGACGGAGCTGGCCGCGAATCAGCGCTTCGCATTCGTCGGCATCAATGCTGGCGGTTTTACGTAAATCGGCGGCAACCTCATCGCGGGGCATTCGTTTAATGCGCGATGTTTTTTCCATTAACTCATCAATGGTTTTTTGTTTGGCGCTGGCCACATCGTCTTTACTGGTGAGCGCCTCACGGGCTTCGCGCAGCTTTGCTTTCAGTTCGCGGCAGCTCATGCGATCCACGTCCTCAAGTGTCATGCCGGCTACCGTACCGCCGTCTGCTAACTCGCTGAGATTTTCATCATCTTCAACCATGAGCTCGAACAGTTTGGACTTGCCCAAATGCGCGAACGTCTGCGCTTTTGATTGCAGCGCCGGTGATGCGTACTTAATGGCAGCCTGCATGATTTGCTGAGCGGTTCTGGGGGCAATACCAAGCTTCTCATCCAGAATTGAGAGGAATTCACCGTGTGGCTCATGCTCTTTAAGAATCACCAGCCTACGGCCAGTTTCCAGCATCGCCTCGGCACTTTGCGCCATATAGAACTGAGCCTCACGCACGATGCGGCTACGCTCGTACGGCAAACCTTCGCCGTAAGCATTCATAATCTCTTGGCTGTGCTCGCCGGCTTGGTTAGCAGTTTCGGCCAGCTCCCCCACCCAATCTTCGTTGGTTTCCGTATGCTCAATAACGGTTGCTGTATTTGCTTTTCTAGCCATGTTTTTCCCCTAAGTTAATGTGCGCCAGCGGCTACCCGCTGGCTCAGTTCGTTAATGCGGCTTTGTGAGCGGGCCATCTCGTTGGCGTGTGCTTGCGCGATTTGCAGCAGCTTTACACTGTGCGCAAAGCGGCCGTTGTCTAGCCGAATGGCAAACCCCGCTTCAATCAGTGTGTTAAGCACTCGATTAACCGTGGCCGGGCTTTCGCCCAGTGCCTTGGCCAGCTCGCCATTGCTTACGCCGGTTAGGCTATGGCCCTTTAGGGCGTCCAGTACGCGCAACACGCGGGTGCCGCTTTGGCTGGTTTTACTGCGGGCGGCGGCGCTCATTGCTGCACCGCCTTGGTGTTAACCGTGGCTTTAAAGCGGTGGCCATTTTCGCTGGATACACCAGCCGGCAGCTGGGTAACCTGGTTGCCTTTGGCAAACCATTCGGCCAGTTGGCGCTCAATCTCGGCGCGCTCGTCGGCGCGGTGCTCGGGGCGTGTAGCGGAATTAATCATCTGAGTGTTCTCCCAGTTCGAGTTGTGGTTGTTGGTGCTGTTGTACGTTGCCTCGGTGCCAGGCTAAGTCCTGAATGCCCCGGCTTACGTCGGCAATGGTTTCGTCGGCTTCGGTATCGCCACGGTAAAAGCGCATCAGGCTGCTAACCGTGTCTAGCAAGGTTTGCTGCAGGTCGGGTATGTCGGTCTCTTTAAGGGCGCGGCCGGTGGGTACTTCAATCACCAGGCGGCCGCCACGGGTGGCCAGCCAGCGCGACACAAAATCAATGCCGCAGGCCGCCTCAAAGGCTGGTATCAATACCGCTGGCATGCGGCTGGTCTGAAAATATTTGTAGAGCGTGAAGTGGTCGCTCATGCCCATCACCTCGGCAATGCGCTCTACGCTGCGGTTGTGCACCTCGCGGGCGTGGTCTTTGCACAGCTCCATCGCGTGGCGCAAGCTGCGCGGGCTAACCCTTTTCCAATTACGGCGTCTCACTGGAACCCCCAAAAATTCGGCTTTCCAAACAAAAATGGTTTTTGCATCTGTGAAAACTCGTTTCACCCTGCATAATGTTTCGTGTTAACTTTGACGACAGGAGCAGGAACATGAATCACGATGAATTGGCCAACGAGGTTCGCTCGTTAAAGGCTCAGCTGAACGCTGTGAGCCAGATAACGCTGCAGGCGGTTGCCGCCTTAGAAATGCACGCTTTAGTGGACTCAGAATCTTTTGCAAAAACGGCTCGCGGCACTCGCTGGCCGGGGCCGCTGAACGCTGAGGCCCGTAATTCGGTTGACTTTCTGTGTCGGCGCCTTGAGGACGCTCGGCAGACAAGGCTTGATCGAGAGTCAAAGTGACCTGGGGGAAGCCGTATTCGTCATAACCCGGAAAGGTAAGGGTCTGGCCGGCAAACTCGTTAACCAGCGCGGCGGCTTTAACGGGGCCAAGCTGCTCAACAAGCTTGCCAAAAAAATGGGTGAAAGGTGTCATAATTGGCCCCTTACGCGGCGGCATGTTCGACGCCGGCTTTTAAGCCAAGCGCTACAGCGATTTCGTGCGCGCGGCCGTAGTTGGCTTTATCGAAGCCGTTGAGTACGCGGTAAACCGCATCGCGGCGATAACCCTGCTCTTCGGCCCACTGGGTGACAGTGATGCCTCGGGCGCGAAAGCGTTCTTTGACCTGGTTAGGGGTCAGTACCTTAGTGGCCATGGCAGTGGCTCCTTTGGTTGCTGAATGATCTTTGTGTTTTGTTGGGTTGATTATAGTTATTCATTTGAATAACTGTCAACTCAATTATGGTTATTTGTATGGATAATTTCGGGTCTCGGTTACGAGAAGAGCGGGAGCGGCTTGGACTAAGTCAGGCTGAACTTGGAGAGATAGGCGGGGTTAAGAAGCTCGCGCAATTTAACTATGAGAAGGGTGAGCGCCAGCCTGGAGCATCTTATTTATCCGCGATAGGCACGGCGGGAATAGATGTGATGTATATCCTAACCGGCTCGCGGGCCTCACCGGTGCCAGAGCCGCTATCACAGCGCGAGCGCCATTTGTTGGCCAATTACCGGGGCAGCAGCGAGGAAGGGCGCCGCGCCGTAGAGAGCACGGCGAGTGCGTTGGCGCACAAGGACGGTGCTAAACAAACAGGACGCGGCAAATGATAAATAAGCGGTTCGTTAGCACTTTTATCATGTTTATTTTTTAAGGGTATATTAAGTACAAAACACAATAAGGAGAGTGAGGATGCGTGGGTGGGTTTACGCGGCAATTGTCACATTAGTTTTACTGGCAGTTATTCAGTCTACGGATGATATAGCGCTTACGGTGGTGTGCTGGGCCGCATTAGTGATATTTATCTTAATGGTAGTGAGAATAGAGAAAAACAAAAAGAAACAACGCTTAAAGCAAGAGCAGAATAATAAGGAGTTAGTGTCCGGTAAAGTTGCCACGTCAAAACTTGACCCCAACGCCGATTTTGATCTTGATCCAGTTGATTTGACCGATGCTAGTGCAGCCGAGCGACCCACCAATCCCAATCTAGTGTCCTGCAAAGAATGCGGTCATCATGTGGCTAAAGCCGCCAGAACCTGCCCCAGCTGCGGCGTAGACGCCCCCGCGCCAACACCTAAGCCAGGTGAGACCCCAGTGGGTGGCGCCGCAGTGTTAGCGTTAGTGGCATTGGCTTTTTGGTATTTTGGCTTTTACGAAAGCGAAGAGGATAAGCAAGAAGCCGTCGCCGCGGCAGTGCAGGAGGCCAAAGACGAAGCCCTAGCCAAAGAGCGCGGCTGGCATTGCCTAAGCGGCTGGGACGGCTCGCTGCGCTCAGTAGTTCAAGCCACCAAAGCCGGCTTAAAAGATCCCGATAGCTTTGAGCATATCGAAACCCGCCTAGGCCCTAAGGACGAAAACGGCAACCACTTGCTGGCTATGAAATACCGGGCAAAAAATGGCTTCGGCGGCATGACCGTGGGCGGCGTAACCGCCTCCGTGAGCAATGCCACCTGCAATGCGACGAGTTTGGAGTTTGCAGAATAAAAGCCGCTGCCCAGGCAATCCAATGCAGATCCCTGGCTTCCCGCTCCATAGGGGCGTCGGTTGGGCAACGGCTACCCACAGTGTAGCCACCGCTATTCGGGTTGCCTGTGGCAAATATCACCAGTTTTTGTAAGAGATAGCTTACGTAGCATGACCAAATTACAAAGAATAACTGCTTGGCTTACCTTCATAGGCGCCGTGCTAACGTTCCTCCCAGCCTTGTGGGGCTTCATCGAATGGTTAACCAAGGATGTTGGGGTAGAGTTAAACCCTTGGGAAAACATAGCGAGTTATTACTCACTCACGTATGGCTGGCTGTTTGATACACATCGTGTGCCCACTTGGGAGCTGCTTATTTTGTTCGCCGCTTTGGCGTATTTAGGTATTTCTATTGTCCGGTTGTTTTATGAGAATTATCAAAATCGTGCCCCTAGGAGTCAGCCCAAGCCCGATTATTTTCAGTACCAAGTAGACACTCGGTTTGAGGTTAATTGGGAGTGGAGATGGAATAACACTGAAACTGAGCCTCAAATTGAGGGTTTACATCCGATTTGCCCTGAATGCAGTTGTGAGATTGTCTTTATAGAAGAGGAGGTTCCTTGCAACAAGGGAGATCCAATTATACAAACAAAGCTTGTGTGCACTAGCTGTGAGACTCAACGCTTAAAGCATGTAACTTTCACTCATAGTCAATTAGATTTGATTGAGCAAGTGGCCCGAGAGATCAGGCGAAAAGTCAGAACGGGAGAATGGAAAATAGCTTTGGATTTAGCCCACAAGCCGACATTTGCAAGATTTACCGAAATGGCATATCAGGATATCAATTGGAGGTGGGAGTGGCATATCGATCAATCTGAAAAAGGTACGCCCATAGGCCTCAAAGGATTCTGCCCGCATTGCGATTGCGAGCTGACGCCCCATAACGTTACTGATGACCTAGGGTACGACTGTGTGGACGTGGAGTGCCCATCATGTATCAAAAATACCGGACACGGCATGGTGTACAGGTGCGCCGGAGATGATGAGGAACTTTGGGACGATGTAACCAAAGAAATTGAACGCTTAGCCAGATCGAACAAGTTTAAGGGCGTACCCAAAAAGGCTGATCCCAGTAAAGTTAAATATATGCGCAGTTCTCCTGTGGGGAGCTAAAATCGGGCAAAGTACAGTAACTCTAGTCGATTGGGCGCCCCCACTAGGCGACATTGACTGTGGGTGTTGTGAGAGATTTCGTACAGATTACCTAAAACAATATGGAAAAATAATATGGACAGTCAAGGTGCTACCTTTACTATTGAGACTACGTATACAATCCACTACTCGAATAAGAAGCCGGTTCCCATTCCGGAAATCATTGAGTCGCTTCAAAACGTAGAACGGCTTCTTAAGCGAACACCTAAGTTTATTGAAGCAGCGTTTCAGGGTATTAATGTAACAAACGTAGAAGTTTACGTAGACCAGCTATACTCTGGGAGTCTTACGGAAAATTTTATTGTTAAGTATGTTTTCAGAAATAAAGCCAATTACGATAAGGCTAAAGAGGTCTTTGACGAAATTATGACTGACAATGGGCCTATTAAAACGGTAGTTGCAATGGGCGTTGGGGCCTTACTCTCCTATGGTGCATACAAAGCCCTGGGAGGGCCATCTGCGCCTCCGACCCAAATTACTGCTTACGATAACAACATTATTAATATCGGCGGGCAGGTCAAATTAGACGCTAAGGGAATTAAGGCAATCCTTGAAAGTGTGAAGGACAAAAAGTCACTAGCAAAAGAAGCGGTGAAAGTGATTGCACCAGCCAAGGCTGACCCTGACGCAGAGATTGAGATGTCAGGCTTTGATGAGCTGACGATATCAAAAGATTATATTAGAGAAGTTCCTAAAGAGTACACGCCTCCCATTCCTTCTGAAAAAGAAGAAAAATACCAAAACGTAAGGGTTGTAATATACGCAAGCGATCGTGATAAAGCCGAATCGAGCTGGGCGGGTATCGTCCCAGGTGTTGTAGATAAAAGAGTTAAATTTACCCTTCAGGGTGTCGACCCTAAAAGGCTGCATGGCCGTACAAAGGTAGATGCTGACATTGTTGTAATTAGTAGGTATGTCGCATCAAAAAAGTCATACGAAGCTAAAGTCGTAGAAATTCACGCAACTAACTAGGAATGCCCTATATGGAAAACTCAAGCACTGCTGAATACTTAATTAGGCCCAAGTTTGTCCTTTTACACGATGGAAAAGAACACGAGATTTTGGATGATTATCCGGTTGAGTACACTATGGAATTTTTGCCGAGGAAAGGTGACTTTTTTGATGTGGATGGCACTTGTTACGAGGTCTTAGCGATTGCGTATTGCTACAAAGAAACCACTTACCCAAAGATTTATCTTTTACCCGCTAATGACTTTCCGGGTCGTTTGCACGGCTAATCTTTTAGTCATTTCGTAGCTTGCCTCCTTTCGTGTTTAATGAGAGAAGGCAAGTTTCCACCCTCCAGCACCACCCACACGGCACCAGATTAATACACCACCGGCGGTTATAGCGTGAATAATGTCCGCCGATCCACAGGCTTCCGGGCCGAAATAAAATACCTACTTTCATAGCTCACTCCTCGTTTATCAGAATGGCCATACTCGCGCCCGCGCGACAGTAAGTATTTTTGCCGACGCAAAATTACCCCCGCCCATAAGCCCCGTAACCTAGCGTTAACTCTTATCCGTTAACGCTTTTACGAGGCTGCTCATGGAACAACTCACCGCACTGTTTACCCGCATTAGGCTGCTAGTACCGCGCCTAACCACCTGGCTGTTACTTACCGCTGCACTGCTTGCGGTTGTGCTATTTACGGCGCCGCACCAGCTTACCGTTGTTGTGTACAAGCTCGCGCTGGTGAGCTTAGCCGCCATTACTGGCTACTGGATCGACCGCAGCCTATCGCCGTACGCCCGCCCGGACAGCTACCTGCGTGAAGACTGGCGCGTGTGGAGGGCGCCACCCACCGGCAACGTTAACGTTGCCGATTACCCCGTAATAACCGAATACCGCTGGGTGTTTGCCGCCGCGATGCTGCGCCGCGCGCTGATTATGAGCGCCGTTATTTTGGCCATGGCACTGGGGCTGTAAACATGCGGCTTATTGTTTTAATTACCTCGCTTGCCTTACTGGCTTATTGCCCAGTTAACGCGTGGGCAGACGTTACGAGCGCCGCCGAGCGCCACCGGAACACCTTAGTGCGCGCGGCGCGCTTCGGCTTTGGCATGGATGCCCCTATTGCTACGTTAGCGGCTCAGGTACACCAGGAGAGCCGCTGGCAACCTAACGCCCAGTCACCCGTTGGGGCCCAGGGCATTGCCCAGTTTATGCCCGCCACCGCCGATTGGATGGCCGAGATTTACCCCAACAGCCTTGGCCCTGCGCAGCCGTTTAATCCAGGCTGGGCACTGCGGGCTATGGTGCAGTACGACAAGTGGTTGCTGGCGCGGGTAAGCGCGCCTTGCGAGTGTAGCCAATGGGCCATGGTGCTCGCCGCCTACAACGGCGGCCTGGGCTGGGTATATCGCGACAGCGATGCGGCGCGGGCTTTGGGTGCCCGTGAGCCACTTGCCTGGCGCGACATAGAGCACCACAACGCGGGCCGTAGTGCCGCCAACTTTAAAGAGAACCGCCATTACGTTCGCGTTGTACTCACCCGCTTTGAGCCGCAATACGCCCACTGGGGCCGTGGTGTTTGTACCGGGGTAACCCTATGACCAAGCTGCGTCTGTTTTTAATTGCTCTGGCAGTGGTGGCCTTAATAGCCAGTCATACCTTTGCCTACTTTTGGGGCTACGAACGCGGGGCCCACGCCGAACAAACCGCGTGTCAGGCCGCGCAAATAGACCAACTGAACAACTTAATTACCGGCACCGCCGAGCTTACCCAACAAGCCGGCGCCGCCAGTTTGGCCCTGGGCAAAAGCATCAACGCCCGTAAAACAGCTGATGCAAAAACCACACAGGAGATACGCCGTGCGCTGCAAGCCACTGCCCCTAAGCGCGTTACTTGCGTGTTTGACGATGGCGTCATGCGGATTATTGAGCAAGCCGCCAACGCCGCCGACCAAGCCGCTACCGGCGGCCTTAACGGTGATTTGCCCGCCGGTGGCGAGACCAAGTGATAACTCGCAAGACGCGGCCGCGATCGCGCTTAAGCAAATGTACGACCTATACGCACTGTGCGCTGGCCGCTACTGGGAGCTGATTAATGACCACAACGGGCGAAACACTGCTGATTAAAAAGTGCAGCGACCCGCAGTACTGGTACGCCGATTTGGTCGGCCAGCAAGTGCCTTTTGTGCGTGAAGAGCTTGGCGAGTACGTAAGCCGCGAGCCGGCGGGATACATAAATTTTGTGCGGCGTGATGATGCCGTACTGCAAAACGAGGGGGCAGCGTGCTGCAGCTAGAGGCATGGCAGGTAATCAGTATTTTACTGACGTGTATGGGCGGGTTTCTCGCCGGCCTGCAATTTCTATTTTTGCAATTCAGAAAGGCGTTGGACGAAAAGTTTGGTGCGTTTGATAAACGCTTTGGGGCGCTGGAGGCCGAGGCCAAACAGTGGCAGCAGATGGAGCGCGAGCTGCTCGAGTTAAAGGCGGAACTGCCACTTCACTATGTACGCCGAGAGGATTACGTGCGCAACCAAACTGTTATCGAGTCCAAGCTCGATGCGATCGCCGTTAGGCAAGAAAACTTTCAATTAAGAGAGGCCTCAAAACAATGAACCTAGACCACGCTAAGGCCCGCCGCGAATCCATGCGCTGGACGATTATGCTCACGCTTAACAACGCGCGGCCCGTGTCTACTCACGAGAGTTTGGTGTTAACCACCATCCAAGGCGTGTATCCCGATGCCACCGCGCACGAGGTGCGCCGCGAGCTGGATTACCTAAACGATCGGTTGTTGTTGGTGCTTAAAAAAGAGCCCAGCGGCATCTGGTATGCCGACCTCACCAGCCTGGGCGTAGACGTGGCCGAGTACACCGTGGAGTGCCACCCCGGCATTGCCCGCCCCACCAAATACTGGGCGGGGTGAGCTATGCCTCCGCGCAGCAAAGTGGCCCAACTGCCACCCGAGGTAAAAAGCTGGCTCGACAGCGCCCTGGCCGAAAACAACTTTAGCGGCTACGAGGCGTTATCCGATGAGCTTTCGGCCCGTGGCTTTGATATTAGCAAAAGNGCGCTTAACCGCTATGGCCAAGATTTTGAGGTGCGTTTGTCGGCACTCAAAATGGCCAGCGAGCAAGCCCGCGCCGTAGTGGATGCCGCCCCCGATGAGGAAGGCGCCGTTAACGAGGCCCTAATGCGCCTGGTACAAGAGCACTTGTTTAAGCTGCTAATGAGCGATGAAGGTAAGTTCGACTTACCCAAAATTGCCAAGGCCGTAGCCGAGCTAGGCCGTGCCAGCGTGACGCAAAAGAAATTCAGCATCGAGCAACGCAAAGCCATTGCTGAAGAGGCGCGGCTGCAGCAGCTTACTGAGCAAGAGGAGCGGCTGGAAGAACTACGCGGCACCGATGGCATGAGCGAGCAGCTCGAAAACCGCATTCGTAACGTGCTGCTGGGTAAAGCGTAATGAGCGATACGCAAGGCAAATTGACGCCCACCAATACCCCGCGCAAAATCAACTTGGCCGAGGAGATGGAGCTGTACGGCGTGGTCGTGCCCGAGGATATCGCCGAGGCGGTACCGGGCGGTGACGCGGTGTTCTTGCCGTACCAGCAAAAGTGGTTTGAGGATGAAAGCCATATCATGCTGGCCGAGAAATCCCGCCGTACCGGTTTAACCTGGGCCGAGGCCGGCCGCAACGTGATTAACGGCGCCAAACCCCGTAAGCGCGGCGGCTGCAATACCTTTTACGTGGGCAGCAAACAAGAGATGGCGCTGGAGTACATTGCCGCTTGTGCCTTGTTTGCTAAGGCGTTTAATGAGCTGGCTGAAGCGGATGTGTACGAGCAAACCTTTTGGGATACCGGCAAGAAAGAGGAGATTCTCGCCTACATGATCCGCTTTCCGAAAAGCGGGTTTAAGATTCAGGCGCTAAGCTCACGCCCCAGCAACCTGCGCGGTTTGCAAGGTGATGTCGTGATCGATGAGGCGGCATTCCATGAAAGCCTAGAGGAGCTGCTTAAAGCCGCGCTCGCACTAACCATGTGGGGCAACAAAGTACGGCTTATTAGTACCCATAACGGCGTAGACAACGCCTTTAACACCTACATACAAGACTCCCGCGAGGGCCGTAAAGATTACAGCATCCACCGCATCACTTTGGACGATGCGATCGCACAGGGGCTGTACAAGCGCATCTGCTATGTAACCGGCCAAACGTGGTCACCCAAGGCCGAGGCCAAGTGGCGGGCCGACCTGTACAAAAACGCCCCCAACACAGAAAGCGCCGATGAAGAGTACGGCTGCGTGCCGAAAAAGAGCGGCGGCAATTACCTCTCGCGCGTGCTGGTTGAGGCCGCCATGGTGGCCGACCACAGCCTGCCCATATACCGCTACGAGGCGCCGGAAGATTTTGAAAGCTGGCCCCGCCAGCAGCGCGAAGACGAAATCAGTAAGTGGTGCCTGGATAACCTGTTGCCCGAGCTAAACGCGCTGAACAAAAACGACCGCCATGTGTTTGGTGAAGACTTTGCCCGGAGCGGTGATTTAACCGTGTTCGCGCCACTCGCCATTAAGCCCAACTTACGCAAGCGCACGCCGTTTGTGGTGGAGCTGCGCAACCTTACCTACCAGCAACAAGAGCAGGTGATGAAGTTCATCATCAAACGGCTGCCACGCTTTGGCGGCGCCGCTTTTGATGCCACCGCCAACGGCGGCTACTTAGCTGAGCAAGCCGCCCTGGAGTTTGGTTCCGGGTTGGTTGACCAGGTACAGCTTAGCCAGGCGTGGTACGCCGAGTGGATGCCTAAGCTTAAAGGCGAGTTTGAAGACTTTAACGTAGAGGTGCCTCGCCACCAGAGCATCCTGGATGACTTGCTGCACATCAAGGTAGTTAACGGCATACCGCTGATTGATAAGGGCCGCACTAAAGATACCGAAACCGGCAAAGGTAAAGGCAAACGCCATGGCGACTTTGCCGTGGCGCTGGCAATGGCCATACGCGCCAGCTGGATGCAAGGCGGCGAGATTGATTGGACGCCAATGCCCAAACACACCCGCGGATTCGACAACGTAGAAGATAACGACAACGACCTTTTAATACCGGAGCAAGGCGCATGGTAGACAGCCGCATAGTAGACGTAGACGGTAACCCCATACCGCTTAACGACATTAAAACCGCGCAAACCGCGCACGCGGTGGCGCTGCATCGCGAGTTTCAGGATCACCCCTCGCGTGGGCTTACCCCGAGCAAGCTGGGCCAAATTTTAATTGCCGCCGAGCAAGGCGATATTACCGCTCAGTACGAATTGTTTGAGGACATGGAAGAGAAAGACGCCCACATTATGAGTGAGATGGGCAAGCGCCGCCGCGCCGTGTCCGGGTTAGATTGGCGCATTGACCCGCCGCGCAACGCCACCGCAAAAGAGCGCGATGCCGCCATGGCCGTGCGCGAGATTTTAGACGGGCTGGAAGATATAGAAGACATTATTTTTGATACCACCGATGCCATCGGCAAAGGCTTTGCCTGCCAGGAGTACGGCGGCTGGCACCGGGTGGATGGCGATTGGTTACCTATTAATGTGCAGCACCGCCCGCAAACCTGGTTTCAGTTGGTGCGCGGTTTTGAACAAGCCATTCACCTGCGCGGGCCCGGCAATGGCGACCCGCTAAAACCCTTTGGCTGGATTGTACACACCCACAAAGCTAAAAGCGGCTGGCTGGAGCGCACCGCGTTATTCCGCGTGCTGGTGTGGCCCTATCTGTTTAAAAATTACAGCGTGGGGGATTTAGCCGAGTTCCTGGAAATTTACGGCATTCCCCTGCGCCTGGGTAAGTACCCCAGCGGAGCCAACGAATCCGAAAAGCTAACCCTGATGCGCGCGCTGGCACAAATAGGCCACAACGCAGCGGGCATTATTCCCCAGGGCATGGAAATAGAATTTCACAACGCTGCCCAAGGCGACCCCAAAGCGTTCGAGCTAATGATGAGCTGGTGCGACAAAGCCCAGAGCAAAGCCATTTTGGGCGGCACCCTTACCAGCCAGGCGGACGGCAAAACCAGCACCAACGCCCTGGGCAATGTTCACGACGATGTGCGCAAAGAGCTACGCGATGGCGACGCCAAACAAATAGCCAAAACCCTGAGCCGCGATTTGATTTACCCCATAGCCGTGCTGAACGGCTTGGTGGATAACTGGCGCCGCTGCCCACGCCTGGTGTTTGACACCAACGAACCGGAAGACATGGTCGCCTTTGCGAACGCAGCACCAAAGCTGCTAAACATCGGTATGCGCATTGACCGCCAGTGGGCCCAAGAGCGCGTTGGCATTCCTGAGCCGGAGGAAGGCGCCGAGCTGCTAGAACCCATTGCCAAGCGCGCTGTACAACAGCAGCGCGAGCAAAATCTAGATGCGCCCACAGCCGCCACCAACGCCCAGTTGCCTGCGCCCAATACACCGCCGGAGCATATGATGGCCCAGGCGCGCGAGCGGGCCGAGCCGTCGCTGGCCAACTGGATAAACCAGGTGCGCACATTGATGGATGACGTAAGCACCATGGACGAGCTGCGCGATCGCCTGCTGGAGCTTTACCCCAACATGAGCCTGGACGATTACGCCCGCGCGGTAACCGAGGCTAACCTGGTCGCGAACTTGGCGGGCCGCAATGAAGTGGCCGAGGAGCGCGGTTAATGGCTACCGCCAGTTACGGGTCTGTTCCGTTCCCGCAGCAGATTGAATTTTTCCGCCGCAAGCTGAACATACCCACCACAGCCTGGACAGACCTTTACAGCTTTGAGCACGACTGGGGCTTTATGGTGGCCGGGGCTAACCGCGACACGCTGGTGGCGGACTTTCGCACGGCCGTTGAGCGAGCCATTAGCGATGGCACAACGCTCGAGCAGTTCCGCGCAGACTTTGACGATATCGTCGCACGCCACGGGTGGGACTATAACGGCGGCCGCAATTGGCGATCGCGTGTGATTTACGATACCAACCTGTTCAGCAGCTACAGCGCCGGGCGCTACGCTCAGCTAAAAGAATTTAGTGCCGACATGCCGTACTGGCGTTACCGGCATTCCGACGCGGTAGAAAACCCACGTGAGCATCACCTGGCGTGGGATGGTTTAACCCTACGCCACGACGACCCTTTTTGGGACACGCACTTTCCCATTAATGCCTGGGGCTGCCAGTGTTATGTAGAAGGTGTTAGCGAAGATGAATTAGCGGATGAAGGCAAAACCGGCCCCGACACAGCGCCCGAATTTAATTATGTGCAACACACCATTGGCAAAAATAGCCCCAATGGCCCACACACCGTAACGGTACCCGAGGGCATAGACCCAGGCTTTGAACACGCACCGGGTAAATCGCGCCTTAGTAGTCAGATACCGCCCGAGCGGCCCGACCCGGTTATACCTGGTTCCACCGGTGGGCCCGGTGTACCCAACACGCGCCCAAGCGACCCGTTACCCGCGCCACGAACCTTGCCAGACGGTATGCGCTTGCCCGATGGCCAAAGCGAAGAGTTTTACGCACAGCAATACCTGGACGCCTTTGGCGCAACGCTAACAGAGCCTGCAGTATTTACCGATGTATTGGGCGAGCGTTTGGCCATGGGCGCCGAGTTGTTCCGCAACAAGCGCACCGGCTTGCTCAAAGCCAACAAGAATAATCGCGGCCGCTTTATGCGTGTGTTGGCCGCAGGCGTGATAGACCCCGATGAAATTTGGGTGCGGCTGGAGTACCACCAGGCGTTACAAAAGTCCGTGGTGCGCCGCCGTTATATTGCCCAGTTTGAATTGCCCGGCGAGCCCGTGCCCGTGCTGGCCGTGTTTGAGCGCGGGCCAGACGGCTGGAGCGGCGTTACCGTGTTTGACCCTGAGGTAAGCGAGGTGGAAGGTTTACGGGTGGGTATAAGGCTGTACCAAAGAGAAGAGTGAACCCCACAGCCCGGCTACTGTAGGCACCTTGCGCACCTGGGGGCCCTAAAGCCGGGGGCAGCACATGCGACAAGACGTAAGTAAATTATAGGCAGAACTATGGCAGGCGTAAAGGTAAGCGTAACCAGCGATGTAGAGGCCCGGCTGCAAGGCCTGGTTGCGGGCATAGAACACCCCAAGCCCATGTTCGCGTTAATGAACGAATACCTGGGCAAAATTACCCGCGCCCGGTTCAAAACCCAAACCGCGCCCGATGGCACACCCTGGCAAGAGCTATCGGCAAAATACAAAGCCCGTAAAAAGAAAAATAAAAACCGGATTCTAACGCTGAACAATTACCTGGGCGGCACCTTGCGCGGTGTTGAAGATGACCAGGGCCTCGAGTTTGGTACCAACCGGGTTTATGCGGCTATTCACCAGCTGGGTGGCGTCATTAAGAAAAAGACCCGCCGCAGTGAAGTGTATTTTCGCCAGCGTGCCGATGGCAGCGTGGGCAATCGCTTTGTGAAAAAGAACCGAAGCAACTTTGCCCAAAGCGTAAATGTGGGCGAGCACACCATTAAAATTCCCGCTCGCGAATTCCTGGGTACCAACGACCAACAAAACCAACACCTGGTAAAAATTGCCACCCGGTTCTTAAAAAAGGCCTCGGAAAAATAACGGCGTTTTAAGCCCCTTGTAGCCCTTAGCCATCTATTTACCCGAGTTTTACGCCCACCCACGTTTATAAACGTTTATGGAGGGGTTCTCGCCGCTGCAAACCCCTTGGCTCAAACTCAGATTGCACATTGAGCCCGACAACCCGCCTAAAAAGTTTTTGCCCTCGCAAAAAGACCTAAAGCGCACTCGCGCATAACCTGAGCACTGAATCGATTAACAAGCCCACACCGGGGCGATCAGTGAGTCAGGCCGTATGAAGAAAAAAGCACTTTCAGTGGGAGTAGGCATAGCGCTATCGGCGTGCAGTTTTATGCTGCCTGCCAATGCCGACACGCTGACCACCATCCAGGTGTTTCCCGCTGGCGAGTTTCGCCCTCAGGACGGCCGGCCCATGACCGTGCCCGCATGGCGCATTGACCAAGCCAGCGCACAGCGCGTTATCGAGCGTTTTAACCAACGCGCCACCCCTTTAGTGATTGATTACGAGCATCAAACCCTACGCAAAGAAGATAACGGCCAACCCGCACCGGCGGCGGCATGGTTTCGTGCGTTGGAGTGGCGTGAAGGCGCCGGCCTGTTTGCCCAAGTAGAGCTAACCGAAAGCGCACGGCAAGCGATTGCCAACCGTGAGTACTTATTTTTTTCACCCGTGTTCCGTTTCCACCCTAAAACCGGCGAGGTTTTAGCGATTGAAATGGGCGCAATTACGAACACCCCGGCAATTGATGGCATGGAGGCAATGAGCCTGCGTGCCGCCGCTTGCTTTGGGGCGACCCTGGAGGACGACAGCGTGAACGAACATTTAAAGAAACTGTTAGCCAAATACGGCCTGCAAGCCGAGACCGACGACGATGCTGTGGCGGCACTTAACGCCCACTTTGGCCAAGCCGACAACCACAACCCACTTAAAGCCGTGTGCAGCGCGCTGGGTGTAGATGAAGCCACCGACGAGCAAACATTGGTAGCCGCCTGTACGGCGCTTAAATCCAAAGCCGATGCGGGCACGACCGACAACCCCGACCCAACCAAGTACGCACCCGTGGCGGCGCTGACATCACTGCAGGAGCAAGTGACCGCATTAAACGCAAACTTAGCTGCCCGCGATGCCGCCGACGTAGATGCCCTGGTAGACACCGCGTTAGAAGACGGCCGCTTAACCAAGGGGCTAGAAACCTGGGCCCGCGACTTAGGCAAAAAAGATGTGGCCGCCCTTAACAGTTACTTGGGCGCTGCTAAGCCTTTAAAAGATGTACTGGCCAGCCAAACCAACGGTGCCGCCCCCGTTGCCGACAACGAGCACGGCTTAACCGCCGATGAAATTGCCGTGTGCAGCAACATGGGCATTACCCAAGAAGACTACGCCGCCGCCAAAAAGGTGTAACGAACCCCCAAGGGCGTGAGGTGTTTCCGGATCACCCTGAACAAACCGGCTCGATTTTTCTCGTTACTTTTAGCACTACAGAGGAGATGCCGTCATGGCACTAGCACAAGACCGTATGACCAAGCGCCGGGCCGGTGATCGCTTTAACGATCCGGTAGCCGAAGCTACAACCATTTATACCGGCGCGTTGGTAGTGCTGGATGCCAGCGGCAACGCCGCGCCTGGTAGCCCCGCTACCGGCTTAAAAGCTCGAGGGCTTTGTACTGAGCGCGCCGATAACAGTAACGGCGCCGCTGGCGATATTAGCGTGGAGACTGAAGCCGGTGTGTTTCTTTTTGCCAACAGCGCCGGCGTCGATGAAATCGACCGCACGCACATTAAAGGCACCGCTTACATCGTTGATGACGAAACCGTTGCCGCTACCGATGGCTCTAGTAGCCGATCGGCCGCCGGTGTAATTGAAGATGTAGACGACGCGGGTGTGTGGGTGCGTATCGGCGCCTAAGCCGAAAACCACAAACCGCTTAACCCGCGCCCAGCGCGAAAACCTTTTTTACCAGGAGCAACATCATGATTGTTAACCGCCAAAACTTAACAACGTTATTTACCGCCTTTAAATCCGCTTTTGCCAAAGCGTTTGAAGGTGCCGCTATTGACCACGACCGCCTTGTGCTAACCGTTAAATCCACCACTGGCGTAGAAGAGTACGCATGGCTTGGTAGCACCACCCAATTCCGCGAGTGGGTGGGCGATCGCGTTATCCAGGCATTAAAGCAACACGGCTATAGCATTAAAAATAAATCGTTTGAGAACACCGTGGGCGTACCGCGCGAGAACATCGAAGACGACCAGTACGGTGTGTACACCCCGCTAATGGCCCAGCTGGGCCAAGACGCTAAAGAGCATCCGGCACAGTTGGTGTACGCATTGTTAGCTGGCGGCTTTACGGGCAAGTGCTACGACGGGCAACCGTTTTTTGATACCGACCACCCGGTGCTTAATGCGGCTGGCCAAGAGGTAAGCGTAAGTAACTTTGCTGGCGGCTCGGGTACCGCGTGGTACTTGATAGACGATACTCGCCATATTAAGCCGCTGATTCTGCAAAACCGTAAGCCTTACAACTTTGTGATGATGGACCAGGAGAAAGACGAGAACGTCTTTATGCGCAAAGAGTATTTGTACGGTGTAGATGCGCGATTAAACGTGGGTTACGGCCTGTGGCAGTTGGCCTACGCCAGCAAACAAGAACTAACCAGTGAAAACTTTAACACCGCTTACGCCGCCATGCAGGGCTTAAAAGGTGACAACGGCCGCCCGCTGGGTATTCGACCCAAGTTGCTAGTGGTGCCGCCATCGCTGCGAGCAAAAGCGCTTGAAGTGGTTAAAGCCGAGCGTGCCGCCAACGGCGCTACCAACATCAACCGCGACGTGGTGGATGTATTGAGCACCCCTTGGTTGCAATAAGCAGCAAAGCGTAATGCTAACGCCGCTGTAAGACAGGCGGCGTTAGCAAACCCCACTTTTTGATTTAGGAGTACTCCCATGGCCACACGTAAACGCTCTGCGACCAAAGCCAGTACCGCTGCCACAACAACCAAAGCCGCAGAGGCCAATGCAGCGGCTGAACCAAAGCAACCTGAAGCGCCTACTGCTGACGCGGATGGGGCAAAAAAAAACGCTACTACCAATACAGCTACCGACGCTAAAAGCACAGACGTTGACCAGAACCAATCGGCAGATGATGCAAGCTCAACAGCTGGTGCGAATGACTCGGCAGAAAAAGCGCCGGCGGCTGATACCGACGCTGAAGGTAAAGAAAAAGACGCAACCACGACCGCCGGTAACTCAGAAACCGAGGCCGCGACACAGGCAGCCAAGTTGAGCGACGAGCCAGAAAGTGAAGCCAAGGCGCTGTTTATTAAATCGCGTTCGGCTACCGGCTTTAGACGTTGCGGTATGCGCTTTACGCCAGAGGGGCACGGCATCGTGTTGGATGCATTGACCGATGACCAGGTGGCAACGCTAAAAGCCGACGCCAACCTGATTGTTGATGAATGCACGATTCCCGCTAGCGCTTAGTTCAGACCTTTAACGTAGGTGCAGACCATGCAATACATCACCACCACCGAGCTGGCCGAACTGCCCGGCGCACAAGAGCTGGCCCAAGTGGCCACGGCCGCGCACCAGCCAGTGGTGGCGGTTGAGCTAATGGAGGCCACGCTGCGCGAGACCGACCGCAGCGGGTTTGACGCCGCCGATATTGCCCTGGCCGATGATGCGCTGGCCCGTATTGCCGAAGCCGTAGAACAGGCAGAAGGCTTAATTGATGGCCACCTGGTTAAACGAGGCTACGCGGTGCCGCTAAACCCTGTGCCCAAGTTGGTAACTGGCTGGGCGCGGGATATTGCCCGCTACTACCTGCACAAAGATTTAAGCGCTGACGATACCGGCTCGATTACCCGTGGCTATAAAGACGCCAACAAAATGCTGGGGTTAATTGTTGACGGCAAGTTCAGCCTGGGCGGTACCGACCCAGTCGAAACCGCGCCCAACAAGCTAGACGTGCGGTTTGATTACGACCGCAAAACCTTTAGCCGACGCGAGTTAAACAGTTTCCGATGAGCAATATGCCCCTGGACACCACGGTAATTGAGGCCCGGTTAAAAGACCAGGTGACCGAGCTTGTAAGCGTGGGCGGCGCGGCCGATTTTGCGGCGATTAAGGAGCTTGCCAGCCTTCGTTGCCCGGCCGCTTACGTGGTACCGACAAAAGAAAAAGGCAATAACGATCGCGCCACCCACACCTGCCAGGTAATGGCCGGTTTTGGGGTAGTAATTGCGGTGCGCCACTACGGCGACGCCACCGGTGCTAAAGCGCGCAATGAAGCGAGAAGCCTAATAGGTGCCGTGCGCGATGCCCTGGTTGGGTGGATGCCAGCCGACCGCGCTTTTAGAGAATGCTTTTGGCTTGAAGGTGATGTGCTGGAGTACGACGACAGCGTGTTGCTATGGGCCGATGCTTTTCAAACCAGCTTTTTTATGACAGGAGCACACTGATGACCGACGCAAAAAAAGACACCAAAGCCGCTGACGCTAAACCAGCCACAAAGCAACCGGCCCCCAAGAAAACGGAAAAAATTACCCGTACCGACAACAGCAAAAACGGGTACGTGGAGGCGCGCCGTAACCAGCGCCGCCGGGCCAGAAAGTAAGCACACAACCCCTAAACATAACCGCGCAGGAGAACTGACATGGGCGAACGAATTTTTGAACAAGACACATTGTGTCTGGCTGCCGTAGAGGCGAATTACGCAACCGATGCCGCACCTACTGCAGCGGCTAACGCCATGCGCGTGGCCACGGATTTAACCCTGCTAGACGGTGACCAAGAAGCGCTGGAGTATGACGCTGGCCGTGGTGGCAGCAAGGGCAGCATTCAGCGCAACAAGCGCATTAGCGGATCTTTGACCGGTTACCTGGCAGGCGTAAGCGCCGCAGGTGAGCCACCCGCCATTGGCCCGCTGATGCAAATTGCAGGGTTGGTACCCACCGTAACCGCCGATACCGATGTGACCTATGCACCGGCATCCACCGGGCACGACAGCGCCACGCTGCACGTGTTTCGCGGCAAAATTAAGCACGGCATTTTAGGCGCACGCTGCAACCTTGAAATGAGCCTGGGCCCCGACGCGTTGCCCAAAATGACCTTTAACAACCTGATGGGCCTGTATGTACCGCCCACCCAAGTGGCCGCATTCCAGGACGCGGACTTTACCGCGTTTACCACTCCGTCGGTGACCGACCCGGTATCCATTACCGTTATGACGTTGTTTGGCCAGGCCGTAAATATGAGCAGCATGATGTTCAAGTTGGGCAATAACGTGGTGTACCGCGCGGTGGTGAATGACGAAAGCGTACAGATTGTCGAGCGCCGCCCGCAAATCGAAATCACCTTCGAAGAGCCGCAACTTTCAGATTACAACTGGTGGGAAAAACTCAGCGATTACGGCGCCTTGGCTTACCAGCTGGGCGAAGACACGGTTGATGAGGGCAACATTTTTGAGCTGAACATTCCCAACCTGCAGCTCAATAGCATTACCCCAACCATTATCGACGGCATCAGCCACCTTCAGTGTGTGCTGGATGTAGTGCCTACCGCCCGCGATAACGATTTTACGATGGTGTTCCGTTAAGGATTAATAACACGGGCTGCTTGGCACGGATGCCTTTTTTAGCCAACCACACAACGACTTTCCAAAATCCGATAGAGGTTTACGCACAATGAAACTGAACATTAACGCCTTAGCCCAGCAGCACTTTAAAGCCATGGTTACCGTGAGCATCCCCACAGAAGATATCGACAAAGAGGGTAATACGGTTTACGGCAAGGCCAAATTTATCGGTAAGTTCCGTTGTTTAAGTGTGGCCGAAGGCCGCGAACACTTAACAGAACTGGAGGCACTGCGTGAGGCCGGTAACGCCCTGGCGGCGGTTGACCTTAGTGCCGAGCAAGTGGCGCGGTTCTTTATTGGCTTTGAAGCGGCCCCAAGCACAGAACTGCCGTTTGTGGATGACGACGATAACGCCCTGCAGAGCACCCCCGAAAACATCGCACTGTTGCTAAACAGCAGCTATGTGCGCGATGCCATTCAAATGACTTACACCAAAGCCCGTAGCGAGGATGTAGTAGGAAAAAACTCGAAGCGGTAGCGCGCTTTTGGGCCGGTGGCCGCGCTACCAATAACAGCCGTGTTGCTGAGGCGCTGGAAGCCGCCGGCGCACCGCAACACATCATTAATGACTTAAAGCGGCAGCAAAACGCTGCCCCCGAAGTGCAGCCGGCCAACGAACTCATTGTCCGGCTTTTTTATGCCGCAAGTACCCAGTGGAGCTACGCCGGCATGAGCGGTACTCGCACTGGGCTTAATTACCCAGCGGTAGAGACCAGGGCCAGTAAAAACCCCGACTACGCCGGCTTGGCGCTAGAGCACCAGGAGCTGGTATGGGATGGCCTACAGCGGATGGAAGTAGCCGCGCTAAAACAGTGGCAAAGCGAAGCCAAATAGCACCTTACGTAACAGCCAAGAGAGCAGCACTCAATGAGCGACTTGAACCTATCCATAAAACTCACCACCGAAGGCGGCAAAGTTGTCGTTAAAGAGATTGATGGTGTTGAGCAAGCCGCCGAGGGCGCTGCTGATGCGCTGGGTAAAACCGATAAAGCTGGCCGCAAGGCCAAGAGTGGGTTAGACGCGGCGGGCAAAGGTGCCAAAAAAACCGACAGCGAGATTGATCAGCTTAATAAACGCCTTAAAAACGCCATTAGCTTTGCTGCGCTGTTTTACACCGGTATGCAAGCCATTGGCGGTTTGCGAGCCGCCGCGACCTTGGCAGACGATTTTAATATTCTAGAACAGCGGGTAAAAACCGCCACCAAAGACACCGGCGACTTTAACCGGGTGTGGGCCGAGCTATACCAAAATGCTCAAGATAACGGTGCCGTAATGCAAGGCACTGTGGAGCTATTCCAACGGTTAAGCAGTTCGCGCAAAGAGCTGAAAGCCACCAACACCCAGATGTTGGAGTTTACCAATACCGTACAACAGCTGGGTGTAATTGGCGGCTCTAGCACGCAGGCCATGACGGCCGGTTTAACCCAGCTTGCCCAAGGCTTAGGTGGTGGAGTACTGCGCGCCGAGGAATTTAACTCCATTTTAGAAAACGTGCCCGAACTGGCCGTGCGCATCGGTAAAGGTATGGGCGATATCGGCGTAGGCGAACTACGCGCGATGGTGCTTGAAGGTAAGGTTCTGAGCGAGGATGTGTTTGCGGCGATACTTTCACAGGCACCCGAGATTGCCGCTGAGTTTGAGCAGCTAGCACCCACATTGGCGCGATCACGCGTGGAGTATGACAATGCAACCGCATCAATACTCAGCCGGATGGATGAGGCCGCAGGCATCACCCGCGTTTGGGCCGAGTTACTGAGCGATGCAGCCGGCGCGATGGACGAACTCAGCACTGAAGAGCTGGAGGAGTATGTAAGAATAGCCGAAGCGGCGGTGAGTATTACCGGCTCTTTGCTGGCAGCCATGTACGCGGGCCCCGCGGCGGCGGCTGTTTGGTCGCGTGGTATGGCTGGTGCAAAAGCCGCCAGTGGTGCTTTTGCGGCACAAAATGCGCTTACGACTAAATCACTGTGGGGCGCGCGTGCGGCCGGTGCCAGTGTGGCTGCTTTTTTTGTGGGGTGGCAAATTGGTAACTACTTGCGCGACGAGTTTGCAGCGGTCGAGCGCTTTAGTATTGCTTGGATGAGCACGGTACATACCGGCTTGATTAGCTTATCGGGCGGCTTTGACTTATGGGCCGCTGACATGAAATACGCAATAGAAGATTCGATGGATTTTGGTCGCAATAAGATCATCGATTTTTTGCAGTGGTATAACGGCTTAAACGATGGCGTACTGGATCTGTTGGGCTGGGAAAGCGCCTTTGATGACCTTGATGGAAAGCTGGAAGGCTTTAGAAGCAAGGCTGGTGTTGAGCATAAAGCCGCGATGGAAGAAATCCGAGCCCAAACCAAAGCCAAATTAACGCAGGTTAATAACACCTACGCCGATATGTTTGCCCAGGTGGGCAAAGGCGCCGATAACACCAAGAAAAAGCTTGCCGATATGGCCGGTGGCGCTGCGGGTGACGGCAGTACTACCGGTGGTGATGGTGATGGTGATGGTGATGATGGTGGTGTAGGCGAGCTGAATAAAGAGCTGCTGGCTTTGTACAACACTCAAATGCTTAACGCACAAGCGGTAGACGCCCAGGGCCGAGCCCTTGAGGGCATTGATTTAGAACTGTTTAAAGCCACATTTACCGAGGCCGCCGCGCTGCCCGCAGACGCCGCTGACGCAATACGCGCTTACGCCACCGCCGCGCTAAACGCGCAAACCGCGTTGCAATCGGATGCTTATTTAGAATCGATGCGGGAAGAGAACGACCTACTACGCATTCGTTTAGAGCAAGGCGAAGACGAATATGCCATTCAGAAAGCACTATTCCAACTCAAAGGCGGCAACCCCGATACCCTCGCAGCGATCGAAGATGAGCTGCGTGCACAGCAAGAACTTAACGAGCAAATACGCATTACCGAGGAGCTGGCCGGTGGTGGCTTTGGCGGTATGCGCGATGAGCTGGGCGAGATATCGGATGCGCTTGATGACTTAGGCGGCAACTTTGTCAACGCGTTTGGTGATGCCGCTGCGCTTCTGGATGCAATGACCGAGTCCCAAGCGGATTACGCGAAAGGATTGGAAAAAATCGCAAAAGAGCGCGCAGAGGTTAATACCCTTTGGGCCGATAGCGCGGACAAACAAGCAAAATTAAACGAACTCCAGCAGCGCGAGTCCGCACTGAATCGCCAAAACTATACCGACCAAATAAGCCAATACGGTGCCCTAGCCGGCGCTGCATCTGAGATGTTTGGAGTGCAATCACGCGAGCGTGAAAACCTCCACAAAATCGAGATGGCGTTTGGCGCGGTAGAGCTGGCCATGGCTCTGCAAAAAGCATCGGCTAATGCGCTAACCGCTATTACCAGCAGCTTTGCCGCACCGTTCCCGGTTAACTTTGCCGCCGGCGCCGCGATGATTGGCATTATGGCTGGCCTTGGTGTGTTTAACGGTGGTGGATCGGGCGGTAACGTCAACCTGGCTGCCGATCGGCAAGACGCCCAGGGCACCGGCACCGTGTTAGGCGACAGCACGGCTAAGAGCAGCTCGATACAAAACACGTTTGACCGCATTGAAGATCTGGAGCTAGACCAGTACCACGAGCTGCGCCAAATAAACGAGAACATTAAAGCGTTAAGCGGCGGGATATCGCAGCTTGCGATTAGCCTGGTGCAGGATGCCGGCCGCTTTAACGATGCATCGTATTCCGGGCCGTTGGGTACCAAAAGCAACACCAGCACCGGCGGCTTTTTTCAGGATGCCGGCAGCTTTGCCACACAGTTGTTTGATCCGGTAATGGGTACTGCCCTAACTGATTGGATTGGCGACCCACTGGGCGGCTTGATTGATGACGTGTTTGGTGGCTTTAGCGAAACCACCCGCGAGCTAATTGATAGCGGCATTAGCTTTGATGCTCAGACGATGGGCCAAGTGCTCGCCAGCGGCACGATTGAAGCCAGTTACTACAACGTTATTAAAGAGACCGAGAGCAGCTGGTGGGGCCTGAGTGAAGACAGCAGCCAAAACACCGAGTACAGCGGTATTAATGCTGCGGTGCGTGCCAGCATGGGCAAGCTGTTTGGTTTTGTGGGCGGCTCGGTTACCAATGCGATCGACATACTCGGGTTAAACCCGCAAAACATGATCGACACCTTTGCGATCGACTTGCCTAACGTTAGCTTTAAAGACTTAAGCGGCGATGAAGTTGAGGCCGAGCTGCAGGCGATGTTTAGCCAACAAGCTGACCTTATGACTCAGTACCTGGTGCCAGGCGTTGAGCAATACCAGCAAATGGGCGAAGGCCTATACGAAACACTGTTACGCGTAGCGCAAGAGCAAGCCGTGTACAACGCGCAAATGGATGCGCTCGGTTTAACCATGGGCGCCGCCGCTGGCATTACCGCCGAGGCACAGCTGGAGATATCGCAAAGCATTATTACGCTGATGGGCGGTATTGAAGAATTTAGAGATGCCACCGCAGATTACTTAAACGCGTTTTACAGCGGCGCCGAGCAGTTTGATTACCTCAGCGGCACCCTGCAAAAAACGTTTACTGATTTGGGCCAGCCATTGCCCGCGACCCGCGATGGGTTTAGAGCGCTTGTTGATGGCATTGACCGTACCACCACAAGCGGCCAACAGCTGTTTGCCACGCTAATGCAGCTTGCTCCATCTATGGATGAATTTTACAGCGTACTGAATGACCGCGCCGAATTTGAGGCCGGCATGGCCAGTGAGTTTGCCGCGCTGGATGCGACCGCGCTGCAGCAGTCGCTTACCGACTTAAACGCCTGGTACGACGAACAAATTGCCGCCGCTGAGGAGCTGGGCGCCGATACAACCATGCTCGAGCGTTTATACGGCCGCAAACGCGCTGACATTATTGCGGACGAGCTGGACGCGATTAATGAGCAACATACCACGGCCGCTGAAAAACTAATAAGCGAATACGAGCAGGTGTTTGGCCGCATCGACAGCTTAGCCAATAGCATTGGCGCGGATATTTTAAGCATCCAGCGCGCCGGCGCAGGCTGGAATGAGGTTGGGTACCAGAATGGCGTTATCGGTGACCTACGCGGCGATATCGGTGTAGGCAGCACCAGCGATCAGATAGGCACTATTGAGGGGCTACAAGCCGCCATTAACGCCCGTTACGAAGCTGAGATGGCGCGCAACCAAGAGCTGCAGCAAGCCGCGCAGCAACGTTACCAGGTAGAAAAAGCGGCCGCCGATGCCATGCGCCAAGCGGCTGACCAACTGCTGCAGGCCGCCGATGCCATGCTGCTAAGCGCGGCCAGCCCTGCGCTATTGGGTAGCCAGCTTACCGAGGCGCAAAGCCAGTTCAGCAACTTATTTAGCCAGGCACAAGGCGGCGATGCCGACGCGGCCGGCCAACTGCAGGGCGTGGGCAATAGCTATTTGGATATTGCCAAGTCGTACTACGCGCAGGGCTCTGATGAGTACAAAGCGATTTTTGAGCAGATCCAAAACGCGTACCGCAACGTGGGCGCCAGCGCGCCTGCAGAGCCACCGGTGCCGTCGGTTATCCGCAACTACCAGGCGCGCGATGCACAGCTGCAGGCCAGCGCGATTAACGAGCTGACCGAGCTGCAAACGCTGCTGGATGAACTGCGGGCCGAAGAACAAACGGCGCTAGAAGCACAGCAAGCCGAGATGCTCGCAACACAGCAAGCGCAGATAGACGCGGTGAACCAATCTACAGCCGATATCGTGAACGCGATACAAACCACTCAGACGCGCGAGACCAACCGCATGATTATGGAGATGCGCACCCAGCGAGATGAAGCCCGCGAGCAAAATACACGTGTGGTTAAAGAGCTGGGCCGTGTGCGCACTGAATTAACCCGCACGCAAAACGCTGTGTATAACACCCGGAGGACTGGCTAATGCTGTTTAGTGAATGGCTAAAAACGCCAGCGCTTGACCGGTGTTATTTAATTGAGATGGATTACCTGCTGGCCGGTACCGAGTACACCCTGCGCCGCAGCACGCACCCGTACCGCACCGCCGCGAGTGATACGCCGGCGCTAACGCCGTACCCGGACACGATATTAAGCCTGCCCGAGTTTGACAGGGAAATGAGCGAAGCCTTTATTGGCGTAAGCCGCGTTGCGATCGGTGAGCTTGAGCTGTTCCTGGATGACGAGCTGCAGGCGCTGGTAGGCGCGGCGGTTTTTGGTGGCCGTGAATTTAGAATGTTTGTGGGTGATGCCAGTTGGCCACTGGCAAGTTTTGGGCAGATTGTGGTTGGCCGTATTGAGCAGCTAGAGGCCGCCAGCTATGACCACGCCACGCTAACGTTTAAAGACCGCGCCGCGTTGTTTGACCGGCCCGTGCAGCAAAACACATTGGCCACCGGGCCCAGTGCCGGCAAGCCCATACCACTTTGCTACGGCAAGTGCTTTAACGTAAGCCCTGTGCTGATAGACCACACGATTAAAAAGTACCAGGTGCACGACGGGGCCGTGCAAGCGATTACCGACGTGCGCGAGAACGGCATGAGCATACCGTTTACCGCCGATGTGGTCACCGGTACCTTTACCCTAACCAACAACGCCACCGGCCGGGTTACGGCTGACGTGGAGGGTGCTGTTGTAGGCGGCACTTATTTAGCAACGGCCGACGATTTAATTGCTCACCTGGTTACCGATGTAATGGGCCTAAGTGCGCCCATTGGCGATACGCTGCCGGCTTACACCTTGGGCCTGTACATAGTGGATGAAACCACGGTAGCCGATGCCCTGGACAAGATTGCCGCCAGCGTTGGCGCAGCCTGGTTTTTTAACCGCTTAAACCAAGTGGCCTTGGTGCACTTTGACGGCGTACAAGCAGCTACCGACGCGCTGACCCCGGATGATATTGAAGACGAAAGCCTATTACCGGTACGCCGTATTGCGCCGGCCAAAACCATTACCCTTGGCTACCAGCGCAACTGGACGCCCCAGGCTGATGGCCTGGCCGGCACGATACGCGAGAACGAGCCCGAGCTGGCAACGCAGTACGAGCAAACCGAGAGCGTTGTTGTGGCCACAAACGCTGGCATTACCACGAATTACCCAGACGCGGCTGACATTACGGTGAGCACGCTCATAGCCGCAGAAACCGACGCCGGTACCGAAGCCGCCCGCCGCGCCGGTATAGCCGCAACTCCACACACTATTTTTGAGCTGGCCGCCTTTGCCAGCCCATTCGCCATGCAGCTGGGCCAAAGCATTAGCATCCAATATCCACAGTATTTTGCCGCCGGTGGTGATGCACTGATTACCCGATTAACCGACTTGCCCGAACAAAACAGCGTAAGACTGGAGGTGTGGCAGTGAGCAATAACATGCGGATGTTGATTGATAATTTGTGGGATACCGCCACTTTAAGCGTGGCCGCCGGCACCGAGGTGAGCAGCTTACCTGTGGCTAACTCGCAAATTTATGGCCGCAGCAAAACCGCCGCGATTACGCCCGATGGCGCCGGTAACTCGCAGTTTACGTTTGAGTTGGGTTCACTCCAGCTAATTGACGGGCTTGTGTTGTACCGGCACTGGCTAAGTGACCTAGCGACTTGGCGCGTGGAGTTGTTTGATGGCACCGAGTTAACGGGCACGCGGGTGTATGACTCTGACACTGTGCCTGCTGTAGCAACAAAAACACTGGGCGAGCTGAATTGGCTAGTGGATACCCTGGTAGTGAGCGTTTTTGGCAATTGGCCGTTTAAGTTTAGCCAGTGCTGGATGCCACCGACGTTTGCACGCAGCGGGCGCATTACGATATCTGATACTGATGCCCGTGACGGGTTGCATGAGTTTGACCGCGTTTTTTTGGGCCGTAGTTTTCAACCGACCTTTAATTTTAGTTATGGCCACCAGCACCAATGGCTAAGCGCGGAGGCACAGCGCGTAACGGCTGCGCAATCAGTTTTTAGCACAGCACGTCCGCGTCACCGGCGTGTGGCATTTTCCCTAGATTACCTGAGCGAGCAAGAGCGACCACACATGAGCGAGGCAATCCGCTCGGTAGGTATCACGAAAGATTTCTTTATCAGTATGTTCCCAGAAACTGGCGGCCGAAACGAAATTGAATACGCTATGAGCGCCAAGTTTGTCGGTAACCCTGCGCTCAGCGGCAATTTTTTTAATAACTTTACGGCACCCATTGAGGTGAGAGAGGCATAACAATGGCGATACCCGTACCCGGTATAGAGTTCAACCAAAGTGATGTAGGCGGCCAGTACTTGGCAAAGCTGCAGGACTTAGCCCAGGCCGTAGACGCGGCCGTAACGGTTGCGAACGATGCAAAAAGCCACGATGACGTGCTGAAGGATTACTTGCTGCTGAATATTGACGACTACAAGGGCTATTGGAGTGATTTGAGCGGGGGTTTATCTAAGCCTGCAACCGCGTACCACGATGGAAAAATATGGCGTTTGCAGAACAACCTTGCAAACGTAACTACAAGTGAGCCGAGCGATGCCAATAACGATTGGGCGCCGGAGTCTAGCCGGTTTGTGAGTGAGAACGGCGCCTTGGGCTTGATCCAGCAGTGGGGTTTGGGTGCAGATCAATCTTTGATTGAAAACACTGACTCGTACTTAATTGATAAGACGCGATTTTATTACCAGGGCGGTGGCGATGCTCACAGGCTTGGTAGCAGTAACGGTACAGGTTTATGCGTTATAGGTTTGGCTGAATCTGGCAACAGGTACGGCTGGCAGATTGTCGGAGCGAATAACGGTCAATTCTGGGGGCGAACTATAAACGCATCTGGCTGGGGCGTGGACCAGCAATTCTGGACAAGCGGAAATTTGCAGAAAACCGTATCTCAGATTGATACAACAGCTGGTCGAGTTTCTACTGTCGGCCATATGGGGTACGGAGACTCAATTCGGATTACTTCTGCTGATGATATCCTAAACTTACCGCCGATTGCGGGTAACGGCGGTAACGCGAAGTATTACTGGGGGCCAAATGGCGTGCCTATTAATATGCCGGCCAAAGCTAATGCTGCTGGTTACGTGAGCCGCGATTACATTGCTTCTACATATGAGCTTATAAAGGTTACTTCTCGCTTTACCGGTGAATCCTATCAAAATGTAAAAAGTGCTGGTGTTTGGTCTGGCTGGAAGCCGGTGGGTAGTGGTTCAGGCCGTAAAACCGCGCCCGTCCAAGTTTTAACCAGCGTGGACGAGGTCAGCAATGACATTGAAGTCGATCTTGATTGTAGCGAGTACAACGTTTTCCTCTTTGATTTTAGCGACGTGAGTATCTCGACCTCTGGCGCCTTCAACCTAAATATCATTGGGGTGCCGACAGACGAAGATGATCTATTTAGCTGCACGATAATGATGACTGGTGCAGGCGTTAAAACTGGCGTTAATACGTTATTGAACTCAGCGCTTACAGCACATTGGCCCTCGGTACCTGAGTACGGCACCACCCGCACAGCATTGGATATTATCGAGTTCTACTGGAACCCGTTAAAGCCTGGTCAACTTAGTTTCTATCAGTCAGATGAGAGACCGTAACCATGACGCAGTTAGGTCTTAGGAAGCCAGGACGCGCGATTAACGGCAAGTTTGTACGACGCGGCGAGTGGGTTGTTATCAGTGCGAGTGCGTTTTTTGTTACATGCTGCGTAGCCGACGTCTTTGTACGAGGCTCGGGCGGCGGCCATGGCGGTAATGTTAAATCTCCCTCTGAGACCGTGACGGGTCAGCGCGGTAAGCATGGAAGCGGCAATACATGGACGAGCGTTACTGTTACCGGAGAAGTGACGGTTTCCTTGGGGCCTGCAGGCTCTTCTGCCGCGAGCAAGACCCACCCTGGTGATTCGTCAGTGATTGGTGCAAATGACGGCACGTCCGGTGCCTCTTGTTCGATCACTAGCAACAACTTTGGCGCAAGTCGTTCCGGCGGGGACCTTGGTAACGGAGCCACTTTAGATGGGTGGAATGGGCAATACACGCAAGACTATGACGACTGGCAAACGTTAATTATCACAAACCCAGCGGGCGGCAATTATGGGCGTATGGGCGGCCAGAACTATACACCCCCCAACTACTACACAAGCGCAGCAGTGCGCGGTTGCGTGCAACTACTACTAATTGACCAAGGGTAAAACTGATGGCTATATTTTTTTTAGACCGAGAAACCGAAGATACGCTGGAAGAGCGAGACGTAAAAGCTCGTTTAATGGCCGCCCCAGAAACCGTTGAAGATATCGTGACACCACCAGCGCCGTCCGTTGATGTTGTCGAGGGTATAGAAGGTGAAACTCCGGAGGTAGAACCTGAGCCCCCGGTAGAACCCGTGCCCCGCGTGCGCACTAAAACTCGTATTATTAACCGCTTAAATGCGGTATCGAATGAAGATTTAGAGTCGGTAGGCGTAGTGCGTGTGTTGGAGGTTGCACCACCGGTCTTAGAGGCCTGGCAATCTCATGTTGCTGGAGCCCTGGATAAAACTGACCCCAACTTGTGGGCGCAAACATGGGTGGTTACCGGCCCTTCGGTTGCCGAAGCAGTAGCAAAGCGTAAAGCGGCAATAGAGTACGAGCGCGATATACTCATTAATGACGAAAGCGCGACTGTTACCCTGAGCGACGGCCGTATTTTTCAAACCGACCCGCGCTCGGTAACCCTGATGAACAGGGCTAAATCGAACGCTGACTTAAATGGCGGATTTGCTCCTGGTGCGATTTGGCGCGACGCTGATAACGTCAATCACCCCCGCACGACAGCGCTGTTTGCCGAGATTAGCGCGAAAGAGGAAGCCCGCTGTGAGCCAATTTGGCTGCTGAGCTGGGTATTAAAAGATCAAGTGGATACGATCGCCGCTGACGCAGCTTTAACGGATGCTGAGAAAGTGGCCGCGATTATGGCCCAGACGTGGGCAGCGCCAGAACCTGAATGATCACGCTCTTTGAGGGGCCGTACCAGGGCGTAAAGGTTTGTCACCTCCCCGGAGGCAAGCTGGTACAGCTTCTCGAAGATATCCACCTCCCCAACGGCGATATCGTCCCCGCCGGCTTTATTTGCGATACAGACAGCGTGCCCCGGTTACTGGGGCCGTTGTATGCATGGTTTAAAGGCCGCTCAGTCCTGGGCGCCATCATTCACGATTTTTGCTACCGCAAAAAGATTCCGCGAGCCAAGTGCGATTTACTGTTTCTGCAGGCAATGACATGGGAGGGCGTGAGAGCGCGCTACCGTTACCCGATCTATTACGCCGTCCGAGTTTTCGGCCGGTTTCACTATTAAGCAGGAGGCGCGTATGCGCATATTATTGGTTTTAACCTTAGCGTTGACGCTTTGTGCGTGCGCGAGCAACCAGCCCGATGACCGCTGGCTGCAGTGGGCGGCCGCTGAGCGGGCCCGGCAAGACAGGTTATCGATGCAGGCGGCTAGCTGCGAGACCGACCTGTGCCGGGTGATGGTCGCTCAGGAGGGCAACAAGGTGACAACCCCGCAACCACGGAACGACTATCACCCGGCCTGGGGGCTGCTGGATAAAACCCTCTCGGTGGCGCTGCCTATTTATGGCTCGTACCTGGTTGGCGAGCAGTGGTCAGACGCATTGGTAGGCGTAACGGGTGCGGTAACGTCAATGGAGCGCAGTTATATCGACAACTCGTTATCTGTTGGGGGCGATCAGATTGGTGGCGACCGTGTTAACGACCATAGCACTTATGCTGGCCGAGATTTGATTAGCGGGCGACAGGTCAATGACTCGAGTACCAATATCGGCGGGGATAGCGTAGGTGGCGACCAGTGGCACGGTGACCGATACGCGGATAGCTGCCTGGGTGACAGCTGCGCCAACTACTCGCCAGGGCCAGTGGACAACAGCCGCTACAGCGACGCATCGGATAACCGGACGACAACACCCTAGTAATAAAAGCGGCGACGGCACCGGTGCTGTAACACCGCTGCCGACGTCGATTAGCAGAACCAGGCTGCAAACCGACCAAGACCGCCCACTCTCGCGAGAGTAGGCGCATGTTACCAGAATGAAAAAGGTTTGCGCACAATGGAAGATGTTAGATGTTATGACTGCGGCCGTAAGCTGGCCGTAGCAGATTTTAAAGAGATACAGATCAAATGCCCGCGCTGTAAAGCGCTTAATCATCATGTGAAGGCCACCGAGCCTCTGGACGGAAGCCCCGGAGGCAATAATGGCAAACCCAATCATTCCATGGATCGGCGGAAAGCGTAGGCTTGCAGACCGTATATTCCCGCTGTTCCCTAGTCACAAGTGCTACGTTGAGCCGTTCGCTGGAGGAGCGGCTTTGTTCTTCTTGCGGCCGAACCCAGCAGACGTGGAGGTGTTAAACGATATCAACGGTGACCTCGTTAACCTATATCGTGTTGTGCAGCACCACCTAGAGGAGTTTGTACGGCAGTTTAAGTGGGCCCTGAGTTCACGCCAGGTGTTTAAGTGGCTGCAGGACACGCGGGTGGAGACATTGACCGATATTCAGCGAGCAGCTCGGTTTTACTACTTACAGCAGTCAGCCTTTGGGGGGCTAGTTGAGGGCCAAACTTACGGTACCGCCACTACAACCCCGCCGGGCCTTAACTTGCTGCGCTTAGAGGAGCAGCTCTCGGCCGCGCATCTACGGCTATCCAGCACGTTCATCGAGCACCTGAGCTGGGCTGATTGCATTAAGCGCTACGACCGGCCGCACACGCTGTTCTACATGGATCCGCCGTACTGGGAAACCGCTGGTTACGGCGTGGTGTTTGGCTTTGAGCAGTATGAGCAGATGGCCAAGGTACTGGCCAGCTTACAGGGTAAGGCAATTATCAGCCTGAATGACCACCCTGACATCCGCCGGTGCTTTGCAGACTTCCACATCGAGACGACCGATATCAAGTACACCGTGAACGGTGGTAAAGGTAGCCAGGCGAAGGAAGTGCTGATATTCAGTTGGGATGTGGCTGCGGAACCGGCTGGATTGTTTTAAGATAACACCCAAATTCACGAGCATGGAGTGCCGTATGGCTGACTTAGAGCTACCCAACATACCCAAATTCAACGTTTTAAAGTGGGCAGTTCCTCTGTCTCTAGCGATATTAACCTTGGCGACGTTGTTCTATATAGCTAAGTTCTGGAGCTACGATATCAGTGATAGTCCAGAGCAGTGGGGGCAGCTGGGCGATTACCTTGGGGGGCTGGTGAACCCTGTAGTGGGACTAATCACGGTAATTCTCCTTGTTACCAGCCTTAGGCAGAACCAGGTTGCACTGGCTCAGTCTAGAGCTGAATTAGAGCAGGCACGGATAGCTATCGAGCAAGCTACGGCCACCCAAAAGGCTACGGAAGAGTCTTTGGTTAAGCAGGTTGAGATAGCGGAGCAAACGCGAAATATCAACACGGTTATCGCATTATGGCGTGCCCAGATGGAGATATTAAACGAAACTGAGGAGCGCGAGAGAAAGGGTGAAGCAAACAGCCCAGAAAAAGTTGCAAAATTCAATAAAATTAAACGAGATGCCGCGTCTAAGGGAAGTACCCTAAAGGGAATAGTTGATGGCGAATACCAAAGGCTAGTTAAGCAGTATACTAAATGA